CCGAGCGCGGATCCCCGACCGTGAATCTGTGGTACTGCGATGGTGGCAGCATCCAGAAGATCGTCGTTTCCTCCACCACCGTCCTGTAAGGAGGACTCGACATGGCCGCAACTCTCACCGTAGCCAACTCTTCCATCGTCCTGACGGTCGAAGGCATCCACCCGCACGGTGTACCCCTGACCGGGTACGCCGCGGATAACGTCTTCGAAATGCCGACCGTGGAGAACGGCGAGTTCTCCATGGGCATCGACGGCAAACTGTCCGCGGGTTGGGTGCCCAATCCGATCCCGCTGACCCTGACCTTCCAGGCGGACAGCCCGTCGATCCGCATCCTGCAGGAGATCTGGCAGCGCGAGCAGTCCACCCGTGACAAGCTGCGCACCAGCCTGACCATTGCACTCCCTTCGGCCAACCTGCGTTACACCGCGCGCGACGGCTTCATGCAGTCGTTCCAGGCGCCGAGCGGTCAGCGCATCCTGCATCCCGGCGTAGCTGTGTTCATCCACGGCAAGGTCGAGTTCAGCCAGATCAGCTGATCGGCTGGAAGTGCAGGAACAACAAACCCGCCTTTCGGCGGGTTTGTTGTTCGTCTCCCTTGCGGGCTACCTGACACGTCGTGTCGCGGCGACCGGGACGCCCGGCGAGGTGCAGACCGTGGAAGGGTCGTTACATCAGGCGGTGCAGAATATAGGCAAAACCCCAGACCAGCGTGGTCACAAAGGCCACCAAGAAAGGCCGCCCTACGACGTACGTAATGTTGGTGTATTGCGCTTGTTCGTCAGCGCGTTCGATGATGGCAAGCGACACATTGCGCCACAGGAACCAACCCATGCCACCCAGGCCCCAGGCATGCCACATGTTGATGGCCGGGAGACCTAGCGGCACCACGAACCACAACCACCAGTAGGTAAACACGTAGGCCGCATAAGCGCTGCTCAGGAGATTGAAGGGCCACATGGCGATGCGGACGGAGATGCTTGCGGGCTTGTCGGACATATCAGGCTTCCTTGCTCGGGTAGTTGGCGATGCACGCCTGCATCAGGCGGCGCTCGCCGGGGGTGAAGTGCTGCACGGCCTTGCCGCCACCCGCGTCGTCGGGGGCGACAGCCGCTTTGAGCGCGGTGAAGGCCGGGTGGCCGTGCTTGCTGGTGAAGTCGCGGCAGGCGTTGAGCAGGTCGACGTGGCTGTCGCTGGCGTCCTGCGCGGCTTCCAGGCTGGCGGCGATCAGGGCTTCGAGGTCGACGTTGCTTGCCGGAGTAGCCGGCGCTGCGCTCGGCTCGCTGCCAGGTTCCTGCGGCACCACGCACTGATGCGACACTTCGTTGTGAACGCAGCCCTCGTCCCAGCACTTGTCCTGCGGCAGCGCGTGCGTCTCGGTGGCCACCGGCTCGGCTTCGTCCGCCGCGATAGCTGCCTCTGCTCCCTCCACGGCCTGCTCCAGCAGCCAGGCCTTGTAGGCGTCCTCGTCACGCTTGCGGCGGGCGCGCCAGCGGCCGTCGGCGTTGATCTTGGCTGGCTCGGAATGCCAGTCGGTGTTGTGCGCCACGCCGTCTGCGTCGCGCTTCGGCAGTTCGCCGTCAGTGGCGCCCGGATCCGGTTCGTTCGGGGTTGCGACGCCGACCGGCTGCGCGATGTCGGTCGGCAGGCCCTCGGTCTCAGTAACGCCCCCCACCACAGCGTCTGCGTACGTACGCAAGTTGGCGACGTTGCCGTGGCCAAACGACGGGCCCAGGTCGATCTTGTTTTTGGTGCGTACTTCACGCTCCCGTCGACGATCGTCGACCAGCGCGGCCAGCTCCAGTAGTTCGTCCAGCGAATGGATGATGATTTTCATGGTTGTCCTTGTGGGTCAGGCCTGGCGACGGAATGCGCCAGTGGTGTAGATGGTCACCAGCGCTTCGCGGTAGCGCTGCTCGTCCTGCTTGACGGCGTCCTGCAGCACCTGCATGCGCTCGACGGTGGCTGTACCGCGCCAGCGCACTTGGCGGGCGTTGCCGCTGGTCACCTTCCACAGGTCGGCCACGGCGGCGTTGCCTAGGGCGTCATACAGCTCGCGCAGCGACCAGGTGGCCAGCGGGGTCAGGTTGGCGTCAAGAAAATCGCGCGGCTCGCGCTTGGGGGTCTGGTCGGTCTCGGTCATCGCAGTGTCTCGGTTCGGTTTGCGACACATTACGGGAACGTATGCACGTCGTCAACCAGATGGCGGTGCTTGAACAACGGATAGGTCATCAGCTCACGGGCCGCGACCCGTGCGGCCGCACCGATCCACTCCGGCAGGGCGTCCGGGTTGACCGACTCCCACCACAGCGCGAAGGCGTCAGGCGAGGCGCCTTCGGTGATCCACAGCGTCCTGGCCATCGCCTGCAGGCGCTGGTGGCACCACAGATCCATCTCGTCGGTCAGGCGGTCGGACAGCTTGCGCCCGGCCTCCCAGTCCATCGGTGCGGCCGACCACTGGCGGTCATCGTCCATCGTGTACCTGTCGTTGGCGATGTCGCGCACGATGCTGGCCGGGTACAGGAACACCAGGCCGCGGCGGACGATGTAGATGCGCCGCGCTGGCGACAGCAGGTTCAGCGGGGTTTCGAGCGGGTAGGCGTTCATGCGACGCGCTCCACGTGGCCGCCGCCTTGGAAGTCGAAGCCTTCGCCCACGTCCAAGTCTGCGATCATGTGCGCCTCGACAGCGCTGGGTGCGTTGGCTTGGGCGGAACGCAGGCTGTCAGTGTAGTGGTTCGGCTTGCCGCCGGCCGGCGTCAGGCGATAGAGACGGCCGTTCATGCCTGCTTGTCCAGTTCGTCGATCAGGGCCTTGGCGTAGGCGACCGCGCCGTTTGCGCTGGCTTCGCGCATATTCCGCGCGGCGGCATCGTCTTCGTTTGCCGTCACAGGCGGGTGTTTTGCGATGATTGCCGCCAGTGCCGCCGTGGCGATGCGCTCCAGGCGTTCGTCACGCTGCTTGTCGTCAGCGGTCTTGATGTCGGGAAGCCGGCGCCACAGGTCGCCGTCAATGTCCTTTGCAGTTTCGCCTACCTCCAGGAACGCGAAAGCCGGTACTGATTCGGGAAACTGCGTGTTCGCCTGTTCAGTCGTCAGGATGTCACTGACATAACCAAAGCGTGTGGTGTATTGAAACTGTTTCATTTCTGTAACTCCTAGAAGGGTGGCCGCCACTGGCAGGTACCAGACTCGCGGCGGTGTGGGAAATGGTAGGACGGGCAGCGGCAGGTCGTGGCCTTGCGGCCCTTGTTGCGCTCTACGCGCTGCCGATAGTGGTCGATGTAGTAGGACTGGCGCTTGCCGGCCCGTCGCCGCGCTGCCGTGCAGCCGTACGTCCTGCAGCGTGGCAGGCGCAGGTACTGGTCCGGCGGCCAGCGCAACGTGCGTCTGGCCTGGCAGCGCGAGCAGCGGACCCACATGTTATTCGCTACCGTTCACGTCTGTTACGGCTCGGACTTCACGGTCTTTGACGGGTTCCGATAGTTCCCGCTCGTAGTCTGCACGGGAGATGGGTTGCCATGCCGACCAGCCGCCCAGATCATTCACGAACCGGTATTCGTAGCCTGTGGTATGTTTCCTATCGGCGTTCACAGTTCGAAGTGCAGCGTGTAGGAGGCCATCAGTTCACCGTCGACCTCGACCATACCGTTGAAGGTGGCGTGGTCGGTATCGTGCGGACCCTTGGCGTTGGTTTCGATCTGGTCGTTCATGTCTGCAGCCTCATTCAGTGGGTGTAGGCGTAGATTCCCATGCCGTTACACAGTTGTCAAGCACTTTCGACAATTACTTGCGCCAGAACTTCGACACGAACCCTTCGGCGTTCAGCGGCAGCCCCGGCGCCCAGGCCGGGGCTTGGCGCAACCGGTCGATCAGCTGCTGCAGGCGCATCTCGGCTCGGTCCTCGGGAACTTCCAGGATCATCTCGTCGTAGACGTGGTGCACGATCTGCTCGACCGGCGCCACGGCCAGCATGGCCGACCAGAACAGGTCGCGGGCCAGGCCCTGCACCATGTTGTTGCTCAGGATCTTGCGGTCCAGGGTTTCCACGAACCCTTCGGGCTTGTCGTAGACGGCCATCGGGGCAGACGCGCCCGGCTCCAGCACCAGCCGCGCGTTGTGGTAGCTGATCGACCGACCGCTGGGCAGTTCCATGCGCAACGCGACGGCGTCCTTGACGAACACGACCTTGCTGCACAGGCCGCGGCCGATGGGCATCTCGATGCGTCGGCCAGGTTGGTCCAGCGCCATCAGTGCTGCGAATTCGAGGGTCGCCCACCAGGTCGACATCTTCGGGTGACCCTCGCGGTAGCCCCACACAATCTGGCGGCGTAGATCCTCGGGCAGCTTCACGCCATAGTTCTGGGCCATGTTGTCCAGCGCGCCGTCACCGCCGCCGAAGCCCAGCGACAGGCGCACGACCTTGCCGATCTGGCGCTGATCGTCGGTCACCGCCTCGCGCTCCAGCTTGAAGATCGACATGGCCTCGGACACGTAGCCGTCGATGCCCTGCTCAAACTCGACCAGCACCTCCTCGTCATCGGCGCACCAGGGCGTAAGGCGCGCTTCGATGCCCGACAGGTCGGCCGCCACCAGTGTGTGGCCGTCCTGCGTGGCGCAGAACAGGTGGCGCTGGGCGTCGGCCAGCGCAGCCAACGGAGGGCCGACATCCGGCCGGGACAGGAAATCGAAGTCGCGGCGTCGCGCGGCATCCAGGAAGGTGATCGTTTCCTTCCACTTCCGGCCCGGCCGCGGCCTGGCCACGTTGAGCAGCTGGACGTCGCCGCAGCCCATGGCCGTGGAACGCCCGGACAGCGCGCCGTGGTAGACCGTGCTATGGCACATGCGCGCATCGACCTCGGCGCGCAGGATGGCCCCGTGCTTCTTCGGCGCCCGGCTGGCATCCAGGCGCAGGGCCAGCACGTCGCGCAGGGCTGCGGGAATGTCGGTGCGTTCCAGCAGACCCTTGACGGTCTCGCGGCCCGAGTCGTCCATGTCCTCGCCCAGCTCGGCGGCGTACTTGCGGATCTTCTGGACTTCACTGGCCGAGAGCAGCTTGCCCTCGGTGGCCGTCTCCAGCTCGAAGTCGATCATGGCATGGGCCAGGTCGAACATCTCGGACATGCCGCGCGCGGCCTCCAGATCGACGCCAAAGCCGCGCATGTTGACCTCAAGGTCCAGCTGCCAATACAGCTGCTCCTGTGCTGGCATGGGCTGTGTCGCTTCCCATAGGGCGGTCAGCACGTTGGTGTCGTCCAAGGCATACTTGTAGACACGGGCGTACAGGCCCGGGTGCGTCTGAGGCGTCCATTCCGGGTGGGTCATCAGCTCCTTCATGGCCGCCGAGCCTTCCATGTCCTTCTGGACCGGCAGACCCAAGGCGAGCGCAGCGCGCTCCAGCGAACCGGGTAACCCGTTGTAGCGGGCGCGTGCGGCGCTGCACTGCACCTGGCCTCGCAGGTTTAGCTGCGGTAAGCCCTGCACCCAGCGCGGTAGCACCTGATTCCACATCAGGGCGTCGAAGCCTGCGTTGTGGGCGCGGAACGGCTTGCCGGCCTGGATGTGCGACACAATCTGCCGCGGCACGGGCTGGCCCAGTTCCCACAGGTCGGCCTGGCGCATGCCGGGCAACGCGAAGGTGAAGCAGTACGGCTTGGTCGTCGGGCAGGCCAGGTAACGGGCCAGTCCGTGGGCTTTGAGGTCGGTCTTGCTGGCCGCCTCGAAGTCGAGGAACAGGCCATCTCGGTTGGGGCTCATGGGTCTGTGGGCTTCCGGTGGGTTGTAACGGGAATGTTATGCGCGTTCGAGCCATTCGTCAAACGCAGCCACGATGCGCTGCTCTGCGATCTTAAAGTAATCCGGGTCCCGCTCGATGCCAATGAAGCCTCGATCAGTCTTGATGCACGCAACGCCAGTCGTACCGCTGCCCATGCAGTTGTCCATGACTACGTCACCTGGGTTCGTGTAGGTGCGAATCAGGTATTCCATCAACGCTACAGGTTTCTGGGTGGGGTGCAAGCCCACTTCACGATCAAACTGCAGGACAGTGGTGGGGTTCCGGCCCCCTGTATTGACGGTGGTAGTACGTGCTACGGCGCCATAGTTGTCGCCGGCATCGTCGTGACCATAACGTTTTGCCGTGTAGGGTTTTCCCGGCGTCAACTGCTTGTTGAAGGTGTGCTTTGCGTGCGCGAACAGCAGTACGTCTTCGTGTCTCGACAAGTGCTGACGATTAGCATTCAGGAAATTGCTAGCGATATTTTTGTGCCACACCAACGCTTGCTTGAATCCGGAAGGGTTACTCATCACCAAGGCGCTGGTAAACGGCTGCGCTGCAGTCAACACGATCGCGCCCCGGCAGATTCGGCGGTATGCGGCCCACAACAACTCAAACGGGATGATCGAATCCCAAGCGTTTTGCGTCGTTCCATACGGCAGATCGCACAGGATCATGTCCACGGACCGATCCGGGATCGACTGCATGACTTCCAGGCAGTCGCCGTTGTGTAGTTGGATTGTCATCGCCCGAGCCTCAGTACGGATCTTCACCGTAGGCGACGAGGACCGCATTCGCGCCCAGACACTTTACGGACAGTGCGTCCACCTCGCCGCCCAACTTTGTGCGATCGGGGCATTCGTCGTAGAGCTTACAGAAACTGAGCGCCTGGTCGCGCAGGGTCATCAGCTCCGCCTGCAGGCGTCCTGCGCACGTGCTGTAGGTCTTGAGCTGGTCTTCCAGGCGTTCCAGCTGCCGCGCCATCTGGACGTTTTCGACCGACAACTCGTCACGCTCCTCGCGCAGATCGAAATAGCTGGGCGGCTCGGGCTGCGCCACAAAGGGGTTGGCGTCCGTCACGCCCTCGGGCGCGCAGCCCTGCATGCCATCCTGCGAGCAGGCGCCGCGGCCGAAGTCGTTCAGTTCAGAAGTGCGGAAGGTCTTCATGTCTGCGGTCTCATTCAGTGGGTGTAGGCGTAGTCTCCTACGCCGTTACACAGTTGTCAAGCACTTATGTCAATAGGCCGGGTCGTAGCGGAACGCCTGCATCTGACCGTCCCGGATGAACTGGAGTTGGGTCAACCAGACAATCCCGTCGGCTGCTTTTGTGAGCGTCAGCTCGACCGGGTGCGGGATAGCATCGCGCTGCAGCAGGACGCGGTGCGGCTCGTTGGGCAGCTTGCGCCCGGTGGCTACCTCGAAATACTTGCGCGACTGGGCGAAAAAGCGGTTCTCAGCCGTCTTGCGGTCGAAGTCCAGGCGCAGCGTGTACGGTCCGACCTCGGTGTGGTATTCGAAGACCAAGACGCTGTCGCCATGGGCGCGCACCTCGGTGTGGTGCACCGGGAAGCTCTTGGTCTCCGCGCACAGGTCGTCGCGCAGGATGATGCTGTCCTCGTCGTGCATATCGTAGCTGTCGCCGATGCCGGCGTTGGGATCTTTCGGGTCAGGCTTGCGCGATTGGGTGATAAAGCCCTGGCGCGGCCGGCCGCAGTTCCGGCAGGTCATGTGCTCGGGGTCGTTGAGGTAGCCGCACCCCGGCTCGTCCGGGTTGAAGCCCTCCAGGTTCAGCACGATGCGCAGGTCGCGCTCTTCGATATCCGGGCTGGGCGCCGGGAAGCGGATGCCGCTGCGCTCGCGCTGCGGCGCGCTGCCGGGCGCTTCCATCTGCTGGGCGCTGCACTCCCACAGGCCGGCGCGGCTGTCGCCCTGTTCGAGGTCGGCGTTGATCGCCCCCAGGCGCGCGAAGTTGCCGCCGGCGTCCAGCACCAGGCAGTCCTCCTTGCCGGGGTACGGGCGGAACCCACGGCCGACGATCTGCCGGAACAGGATCTGCGAGCGCGTCGCGCGCACGATCACCAGCGCGTCGACGTGCGGCGCGTTGAAGCCAGTGGTCAGGGTGGCCACCGAGACGATGTGCCGGGTCTCCTTGTCCAGAAACTCGCGCACGCCCTCCAGCCGCTCGCCCTTTTCTAGGTCGCCATAGATCAACGTAACCGACTCGCCACGCTTGGCCAGGCAATCGCGGATCATCTTGGCGTGGGCCACGTTCACGCCGAACCACATCACGTGGTTGCGGTTCTCCAGGTTGTCCAGCCCGACAGCCACCACCTCGTCGGTGATCTTCATGGCCGCCGCGGCCAGCTGGGCCTCATCGAAGTCCTCGCCCGAGGTCTTGACGCCGTCCAGGTCGATCTGCGGGAAGCGGATCGTCGGGGCGACGATCGGCGAGATGTAGCCCTCGCGCACCAGGCGGTTAAAGTTGCGCCCGGTCGTCAGGTCGTACACCTTGGCCGTGAACAGACCGCCCTGGGAGAGTGGCACGACCTTCACGCCCTTCATGAAGAACGGCGTTGCGGTCAAGCCGATGAAGCGCACGTGCGGGTTGATCTCGCGCATGCCGTCGACCAGCTTGCGGATCGACTTCAACTCCAGTCGGAAGCCGTGCGCCTCGTCCACGATGCAGAAGTCGATCGGCCCGAAGCGACGGACCTGTCGCCACACGGACTGCGGCGTGCCGAAGGTGATCTTGCGCTGCCGGTCCTTGCGGCCCAGCGATGAGCAGTAGATGCCGATGCCAGACACCAGCGTGGCCGACAGATACTGCCGGGCCTCTTCGGTGTTCTGCGTGACCAGCTCCTGGCTGGGGGCCAGGATCATCACGCGTGCAGCCGGGAACAGCGCGATCAGGTGTTCGCACAGGTCCGCGGCGGTCAGCGACTTGCCGCCACCAGTGACGATAGCTGCGATGGGGTGGGTGTTGCGTGCGGCCTGTAGGGCCGAGATGACGGCGTCAACCGCCTCGCGCTGGTACCAGCGCAGTGTCTTGCGGGCCATATCGTGGGTGTCTGCCTTGTGGGATTACGTAACACTTACGTTACACGACTACGCCCGAGGGTGCAACCCTCGGGCGTGTGGTTACTTGGTGCGCCAGACGCGGTAGCCGGTCAAGGGCTCGAAGCCCGCGTCTTGCTCGTCTACGGCATGCCTCCAGCGGGTAGCAAACTTCCCGTCATAGACGTTTTTCCACTTTCCAATCGTCGCAGCTACTTGCTTTCTCAACTTGGTGTCGGTCTCAGCAACCGGTACGAAGAAAGAGTCCCCAACCTCCAGCAGTCCAAACGGGTATGGGTTTGGCTTCCCTTCTCGGCCTCTGCGACGTCGAGACATCGGCACGTTCTTGTCGATTTTGGGCAAGTAAGTCACGGCTTGATCTCCGCCAGTTTGTCCAGGCAGTCCGCAGTGGCTGCCCGCTTGTTGTCTCGGTCCACGACTGCATACTGGGCCACCACGTACGCCTTGGCCCAGGCCATCCAGTCGGTCACGTCCGCACCCGACGGCGGATCGCCACTATCGAGCGCCGGTGTCCGCTGGTTGCAGGCGGGCGCTACTGGCGACGGCTGCCGCTCGGGCTTCCCGAGCGAGCTGCAGGACGCGAGCAGCATCACCGCTACCAGCAGGACCACCAGGTTGATCACGAAGAACCAGCGGTTCGGTCGGAACCGGTCGAGCAGCGCGAATAGCTTCGATTTCACGGGTCGCCTCCTGGGCGGTGTTGGCGGTCTGGATGCCCTCGGCATTGACGCGCAGGTCGATCTGGGATGTGACTTTCAGCGCCTCGCGCTCGACCTTGATGGTCTCGCGGGCGACGCGTAGGTCGTTCTTCGTGGTGGCGTGGCTGCTGCCGCGCCAGTAGATCAGGCCGGCGATGATCAGCACGACCAGCAGGATTGCTCCAGCGATGAGGGCTTTCAGTTGGGTGAACATGCCTGGTACTCCATCAGGGCTTGGATGAACTGAGCCGCTTGCTGCGGGACGATGGCATTGCCGTAACCCCGCAATCGTCCCACGCGGGCGGGTACCCCATGAGCCAGCGGGAATGTGCCGGATTCAACTGGCCGCCACCGATCATCCCGGCAGCGAAGCCAGTCAGCAGCTGACCAGTACCCGTTAGTCGGGCCGGACCTTCCGTCTTGCATACTTCCACCGTCTTGCGACTGCTGTCGTTGTTGCCCGCCGCATTGTTCCCGTTCTGGGCGGGTGTACCGGCCATCGGTGTCGGCCATCCGCACAGATGGAACGCCACGTCCGCCGTGCTGATCTGCGGGTCCGTCGGCTTGCGATTGCCAATCACAGGTGGTTTCGACTTGTGCTCCACCACGTGCGCACCGGGCGTCGGCCAGCCCGTCAGCATCGCGAAGTCGTTTAGGTCGTTCGATCTGGCCGGATTCAACGCCCGCTTCGCCTGACCGCCCCCCGACCCGTCCGACGCTTGGGGTGTCGGCCAGCCCGTCAGCACTGCCGCTCCGCACAGATCCTGTGCCGAACCCTTCCGTGCGATCTCCGCCAGCGAGCCCTCCAGGCTGCGCATGTTCTTCTCGCCGCCCGCTGCGCGCGCTGTAGGCCACCCAGTACGATCGGTCGCGGATGTGCGGCGCGCCGACGCCCGCTGCCGGACCAGCATACGCCCCGCTGGCGTAACCCAGGGCTTCCAGGTCAGTGAGTACAAGGTCGATCCAAGGTCCGACAGCTGCGCTGGCAACCTGTTCGCCAACCACGACTGCAGGTCGGCACTGTTCGATGAGCCAGTGGAAGGCGGGCCAGAGGTGCCGCTCGTCAGCAAACCCATTGTTTTTGCCAGCCGCGGAGAAAGGCTGGCAAGGGCAGCTGCCAGTCCAGATGGGTCGGTCTGCTGGCCATCCTGCGAGCTGCAAGGCGAGCGGCCATCCGCCGATCCCGGCGAAGAAGTGGCACTGGGTGTATCCGCGTAGGTCATTGGGGGTCACGTCCTCGATGCTTCGGGTATCGATGTCGCACGGCGGGATCAGGCCGGCGTCGCGCAGTTCACGCAGCCAGGCGGCAGCTACTGGGTCAAACTCGTTGAGGTAGTTCAAACCGACCTCCAGATAGCCCGCGCCAGTTCGCGCAGGTCGGTCAGTTGCGGCGCGCTGCGCAGCCCGTGGCGCGACTGCCACCAGCACGCGGCCGTGGTGTCCTGGGCGTAGACGGGTGCGGCGAGACGGTTGGGCCACTTCATCGCAGCTCACTCCAGCAGTTCAAGACAGTAGCGGCCGTCAGGTCCGGTATTCTGTACCAGTAGACAGTTCCTCGTGCATGAATACGCACAGTGGAGCCAACAGTGATGCGGCTGTGAATGAACCAACCCCACTCTGTACGTTCGATTTGGGTTTCGATGCCAAACGGCAGCTTCACGGGCGTTTCTCCAAAGTGTCCTGCCACGGGTTCGGCGTGTAACCGGCTTTCGCATACGGTCCGAAGTTGGCCCAGCAAACATCAGTCGGGTAAACAATCTTTGGTTCGTTGAGGTACCAGTACCAGTCGCCGTCGGCATCCATCGCGAGGAAGTTGGCCCAGTCAGGTGCGTCTTTCCAGTCAGGCTTCATCACTGCAGCCTCGCCGCGATCGCGGCCACTTCCAGAAGGGTCGTCACCAGCAGCCAGGACAGGCCAGCCGCGGCGAGCAGTTGGGCCGCAAACAGTCCGGCACGTCGCCACGCGGCGCGCACGGACAGTAGCGGGATGGCCTGGGGTTTGCGAGCTGCGGCAATCATGCTGCACCTCGTGCGCGAACGCTACGGACTGCAGCCTGCCAAGCACCCCAAGCCGTGTCGGCCCCGTACCACGTGTAGGAACCGGTGGCACTCTTATCCAGCGGGCTCGGGTTCGGAAGGCTACGGTACCAACGCTCGAAGCGCTGACGTTCGGTCAGCGGCTTCACAGCGCACCGCCAGTGCCGCGACGCTCGCGGCTAGCATAGGCGGCCAGGCCCAGGGTGTAGACGGTCCAGACGACCGCGACGGCGAGGATTGCAAGTGCGAGCATTGTGGGTGCCTCGTTGTGGTGTTGGTAGGAGCGTAACGCCAGCGTTACGGCTTGTCAACAGGTACGCGCAATTCGTACCAGGGGCGATTTGCGGCCTGCGGGCGAACCTGACCGGCCGCGGCCAGCGCCTTGAGCCGGTTCAGCAGAACGCCGCGACGGTGTGCCGGGCTGGACGGCACGCCCAGCTCGCGCTGCAGGTCGCCCAGCGTCGCCGGGCCTTTGGCCAGTTGGGCGAGGATGGCGCGTTTCATTCGGTGCGCGTCCACATGTCGCCGTCCGAATCCACGTACTTCTTATCGACTTCCAGTGCCAAAATTGCGGCCACGTCTTCCTCGGGGGCCGTAGCACTTACGTCTAGCTCGTCCCATTTCTGCAAGTCAACATTCGTCCGGAACCGGACGGGGCCTCGAGTCGCGTAGTGCAGGGTGAACATCTTCATCGTGTCTGCTCCTTGTGGGCGTCCCGTGCGTTGAGGTGCTGGACGTGCTGCTGGATGTAGTAGCGAGCCGCGATGGCCTGGGCGCGGTCCGCCTCGTCGAGCTCGAACGGCAGCGGCGCGTTCTGCGCCGGCACGTCCGAGTGGTCGCTGTGGGTGACGGGTTGCCAGTTCATGGGTCGACCTTCTTCACTGCGTTTCGGGTCCGAAACGACAGCGTCGCCGTGCAATCCCAAGCGACCGTGATGTTGTCATCAGGATGGCAATAGCGTGCGGATCGAACTGTGACCGGATCGCGGCGCTGCTCCACAGTAAATCCCTCCACGTAGCCGCCGGCCAAATAGGCCGCCTGAACGAGTAGGGACTTGAATTTTGCAGGGTCGCGGAGCGTCTCGGCAACGGCCGTAACAAGGGCCAAGTCGTGGTTGTACATGTCTGCATCTCGTTGTGGGTGTGAGGTACTACAATAACGGTAGCGTTACGGCCTGTCAACGCTCCACGAAGTCACCGACTGGCGCCGGCTTCCAGGCCTGCTTGGT